GCTTGCTCAACACAACCCTGTCACAACAGAAGTTGCACCATCTGAACCATCAGAATGACAGACACGACAATACAAAACACAAATGACTTGCTTGGTTTTCTTGTTAATCAAGCAGAAACCCGCAAGGATTGGTTTGGATTCACACAGCAAAAAATGACCGCTGTCAGTCTCGCGCATGAGATTGCGGCGCGTCATGCTGACAAGATGACACCAAGCGAAGTGGTGGATTACGCCAAAGAATTGAACGAATTAATATTCCACCGCCTAATTAAGCCCGGCGCATGGAGATTGTGAAATGTCTAAAGTCACATGGGAAGTAAAAGGGCTTGACCAAGTGATGTTGAAATTTGATGAGATTTCGGCAGAAATTGGCGACAAAAAAGCAAAAAGCAGTATTCTTATTCCCGCAATGCGCGAAGCAATGAAGCCTGTATTAAGCATGGCAAAAGAACTTGCACCTAAAGACACTGGTGCACTTGCTATGACACAGCGCGTAGAAGCAAGACGACCAAACAAAAGTGATCGCAGATCAAAATACGTATTTACAAATGATACTGTGATTGCCAAAGTTACAACTAAGCCATTTCCTAAAAAGTTAAAATTACAATTTAATGAAGAAAACAAAGATTTATCTATTGCGGAACGCAGGAAAAAATTTAGAGCATTAGCTAAATCAATTAATTTCCCATATGATGCAAGGGCAATGGCGCAAGAGTTTGGCACGGCTAGGAATCCAGCGCACCCATATTTACGACCAGCCTTGGAAGCACAAAAAGAAACAGTGGTTGATAATTTGGGAAAGATTCTTAACAGAAGGATAGATGAGTTTCAACGATAAGGACACAACATGACAAGATTTGCAGATGCTTTTGGCAAAAAGTACGAACAAAACAAAGAAAAGATTTTTACCCGTAAATTTGAAATGGGTGGTCACACGTTCAAGGTGAGGATTCCTTACGTTCATGAATCAGATGTTATTTACAAAATGATTCAAGAACCAGCCGAAGAATTGATAGATGAGATATACAAAAAAATTGCTGAACCGTTAATGCAATTTAAAGACCAGCCAGATGCGGAAGCCACTTTCGTATTCACTGATGATGATATTTTGGTCAATGGTCGTTCATTACGCGAAACCGCCAAAACAAAAGTTCAGACTGAAACCAAAATTACCGAATTCTTTAAACTGCTTGTGCCTGAAAGCCCTGAAAATTCATTGTCTGATTTGACATATGAAGAAATTGAAGCAGAGTTTCCGCTGTCGGTTCAATTGCAAATGATGGAAAAAATATCAGAAGCAATCAGCCCGACATACAAGGAAACAAAGGGAAACTGATTGGCTCATTGAAAAGTCAAGTCATCACCGCGATGATTTTCAATGGGCATACACATGAAACAATAGCGGAATTGGATGATGTGATGATGGCTCAATTACAGACAATGTATGCCGATGGATTGATAGGCAATCGTGCCATCATTGAACTTTTGGGCAACTTAACAAATGGCGTATTTAATTATATGAGGGAAGCTAAAGCCCCGCCATTTAAACTGGTAAACATTATTGGTTCTGCGTATGATTACATCTTCCCGCCTGTGCCTGAAGAAGATAAAAAAGAACACGCCAATAATCAATTGCTGGCATTCCTAAGTCAAGCACCGGGCTTTAGCGCGGACAAATTTGGGGCAAAAGATGGCGAATAATGTTGGTCGAATTGGCGTTGTTCTTGGCCTAAATACGGCAGAATTTACTGTTGCCTTAGAAACTGCTGGCAAGCAATTAGAAAAATTTGGGCAAGCTATTGAAAAATACGGCAAATTGGCAGTCACCGCAATGGTGGCGGCTGGTGTTCATGCATTAAGTTATGCAGACGAATTAAATGATGTTGCCAAAGCCAATGACACCACAATTGAATCAGTGTTAAGACTGCAAGAAGCATTAGCGACAAATGGCGGTGAAGCTGAAAACGCTGGCAAGATTTACGCTGGATTTACAAAATATATTGATGAAGCCGCGCACGGCAGTATGGATGCACAAAAGCGTCTTGCTTCAATGGGAATCACGCTTAAAGATATTGCCACGCTTGGCACGCAGGATTTGTTTGAAAAAGCAATTGTTGGTTCTGGCAATACTGCCGATACGATTACGCGCAATGCTAATGCATATGCTGTATTTGGTAAAGCTGTTAAAGGTGTGGATTTAAAAGGTGTTGCAGAAGATTTAAAGAATGCAAACCCTTTAATTCAAGAACAAGCCGACAGAATTACCCAAGCCGCAGAAGCATGGGACGCATTAAAGTATCAATCACTTGAAACAAGTTCTATTCTTGCTAGTGCAGTTGGCCCATCTATTCTTGCAATGATTGATTTTATAAAAGAATTAAAGGGCGAAACAAGTTTACTTGGCGAAGTATTTAGAATCACATTTGAAACAATGGCGGTGTTAGCGGCAAATATAACAACACAAATTATTGATGTTGGTATATCTTTGCAACAAACAATGTTGATGTTTAAAGCATTTGTTCCGGGCACTGAAGTTGAGGGCAAATGGGATGAATTTGAAAAAAAACGAGAAACAAATTTAGCAAGATATGAAGCATTAGCAAAAAGAATATTAGGCGAGCAAGATTTTTGGACTGCTGAAAAAAAACCCGAATCATCGTCATCAAAATCAGAAACAAAAAATGGTCAAATTGGTCGCCCAGTAATTGATGCGTATGCAAAAGAAACAGCGCAATTAACTGCAAAAGTTGCGCTTGCAAGTAAATTGCTTGAAATTGAAAAAGCACAAAATAAATTACATCTTCAATCAATAAATGGAGATAAAACAGCAATTTCATTAGCAACTATTGATTTGCAATTGCAACAACAAATGGCAACGATTGCTAATGCACGCGCACAAGCATTAGCAAATGAAAAATTAAATGAAAATCAGAAAAAATTAATTAATCAAGATTTTAATTTGCAACAACAAAAAGCAAATGAAAAAGCAAAAAATGATAAAGATTATATTCTTGCTTTAGACAAAAAAGCATTTGACATATATGTTGAACAATCACATACACGGCAATTGTTGCTTGATATTGATAAGGAAATTAGTGATTATCAACTTGCTTCAATAGGCATGGATAAATTGCAAGTTGACACAACAAATAACGCATTGCAATTAAAAAAAGAAATCGTAAAAATCGATCGGCAACAAATTGAAGATTTACAAAAAGCAAATCTTTCAGTAACTGATCGTGTAGGTATTATTAGCAAAGCAGAAGATGATAGAACGCGAGCAATGCAAACATATCAACAAGCAAACGCTAATGTTACAAAGCAATATCAAGAGCAAGTGGATGCGATTAAAAGGGCGGCAGATTATCAAGATTTAATGTATGGCTATGATGTAAGAAGTTTAAGCCTTGAATCTGAAAAATATAATATGCGAGATATTGTATATAAAGCCGCACAAGATACACTTGCAACAGAACGAAAAATTTCAGAATTAATGAATCAACAAGTTGAAGCATTGCGTTCAATGGGTGTTGGTCCATTGTATGAAGCTGAAAATCAACGAATACAAGAATTAATTAACAATGAACAAGTTTTGTTAGAAGGCAGAAGACGACTAGCAGAAGAAGAAGAAATGCGCCGCCAATCATTCACAGAGGGTTGGTCATCAGCAATGAGACAATATGTTCTTGATGCTGAAAATTACAGTCGTCTTGGTTCGGATGTGTTTACATCAGCTATTGGCAATATGAATAGCGCAATTGATAATTTTGCTCGAACAGGTCAATTTAGTTTTAAAAGTTTTGCAAGAAGCATAATTTTAGACACAATGGCAATGATTTTAAAATTTCAAGCCATGCAAGCAATCCTAATGGCATTGCGAATATTTGGCTTTACGGGTTTTGGCAGTGTCAGTCTGGGCGGTGCTGAAGCATATGGAGGTGGCACGCCCGGCCAAGTCGGCAATCATGCTGAAGGCGGTTCAATGGCTTCAAACGAAGTTTCTTGGGTTGGTGAACGTGGGCCAGAATTGTTTGTTCCACGTTCCGCTGGCACAATCATTCCAAACAATCAACTTTCATCTGCATCAGGCGGCGGCGGTCAAACTGTAAATTACAACGGTCCATATATTGCAAACATGAGTGCCATTGATACGCAATCAAGTATGCAATTCTTGGCAAAGAATAAACAATCAATTTGGGCGGCAAATCAAAGTATGTCCAGATCAATGCCAGCATCGAGGTAATTCATGAGTTTGCAAACAATTCTTTCGGTTGCTGAATCTATAAGCATTAATGATCATCGTTTTGTTGGTCAGATGATGAGTCGAAACCAACGCATCAGCGTATCTGAAATTATTGGTGTACAGCCATTTGGTTTTGCAATACACCCTATGAATTATTTGCAATACAGTTTGAATCGCGCTGTACTTAGCGCATTACGCACGGCAGATAAAGACATTGAGCAATATTTAAATTTTGCATCAACTGGTTGGCTTAATTACATTGCTTATCAAGGCAATATGTCCAGCGCACAAGTGTTAGCTTGTCAATGGCAGATTGCAAGTGCAAATAAAACATTGGTATTAGGTAACTTGCCATCAATATCCGCTGGTTCTTATATTGTAAAGACAGGTGACTTTTGCCAAATTGACCGATATTCCTACATTGCAACCGCAGACGTTGTAAGGGGTTCAGGCAGTACGGTGAACATTCCAGTGCATAGGACTTGCCTTACCACTTTAACAAGCCCTATCGGGGCTGTAATCGGTCAGTACGGCACAACAACAAGTTTGGGCGGCTCAACATATACGGGGATTACTTTCCCTGTAATGGTGACAGATTACCCAACGTATTCACTTGTTCCAATAACCAACGACAGTTTCATTAATTGGGCTGGCGAATTTAAAGCTATTGAGGTTGTTTTGTGAATACGATTCCACCAGTATCAAACACAAACACAATTCGGCTTGCTGATTTTGTGCGGATTGATAACGGCACAACGATTTACAGATTTTCAACTGCACCTGTGGCAATGACAATTCCAGCAATAGATTCTGAACCTTTTAATGGTGTTGGCGTATTGATGAAAATTGGTAGCGCACAACGTGATATTAAAAGTACAGCAAACGAAACATCTATTACATTGGTTGGTGTTGATACTGCATTGCTCGGCTATATTTTAAGTAATGCAATCAAAGGTTCATATATTCAAATGTGGCATGGGTTCTTTGATGAAAATAATGTTTTATTGACTACAGGCGGCACAGGAGGTTTGTATCAATTTTTTAGCGGTTATGTCAGTTCATTTTCTATTACAGAACAATGGATGGAAGAGGCAAGAAGTTTTGTTGGAATTGTTAATTTGTCAGCATCAGCTATTCAATTAATTTTGGCAAACCGTTTAGCTGGTCGATACACAAACAATAACAGTTGGCAGTTTTACAACCCAACAGACACCAGCATGAACAGAGTTTCTGTAATTGAAACATTAACATTTCAGTTTGGTCAAGAT